CTGTGTTATAGCATCTGTATCAATCTCTGTTTCTGAAACAGTATCTAAAGTGGCAAGCGCGCCCTGACTGGTAATAGTGCCTGCAACGGTTGCTGTATCTGCATTTCCTGTCAGGTCTCCTGTAACATCACCAATGACATCAGATCTTAAAACACGATTAACCTTAATATAATCTATATTAGTCGTTGTTCCGGCAGTCTTTGTGGTGCTGGTTGCGTCTATTCCTGTAATAACGATTTTAGCTCTAACAGCAGTAGCGTCTATTGTTACTTCACCGCTATGCGTAGCGTAACTGGTAGGATTAGCTGCTGCTTCTGAATAAGCCGATAATGTAGATACTTGCGTGTCGTTTTCATCATAGGTGTAAACGTCAACTTTTGTTAAAACATCAACCGCAGAGGCTTTATAAGTGAACTCTACCGTTATAACTTCACTTTTTAATACATCAAACAAGACGCTCGTAGCTGTACCGCCACCATTACCACCAGAAGTGAATTTTAATGAGTTTTTGCCATGTGCTGAGTCTGTAGTGTCTGTAGCAATAGTCGCAGCCGCTAAAGGCGTTAGTGTCCAGTTATCAGGTGTCCCATCCAAATCGGTATCGGTTTCAAAACTTCCGTTAGTGACCAAAATGCCACTTTCTACCGTATCAGCCGTTGTCTCAGCGTTTAGATTATCAACTGTTGTTCCGATTTGAACATCAGCACTATTCGTGACCTTGTACTTATATTCCCCATCTAACCAGATAACGGCTCGTCCGTTCGCATCCAGAATAACCGGATTAGCATTCGCCGTACCGAGAGAATTATCCGTATAAGTGTCTTTTAAAGTAGTTGTTCCCGCTTCATAAAAATAGACTTTACCACCCGCTAATGGGTCGCCATCATCATCAAATAACTGACTTTCACCACCAAGAAAAAGATTTATAGACATTAGTTATATCCTGAATTAATGTTGCCTGAACAGCCTCTACTTAATCCACTATCCATTACTAAAGTATCGTATCGGTTGCCGCTGTTTAATCGTTTAATATTGGCTTTTGACTCTACCGCTGCGTTTACCAACTCCTGAGAGACTTTGTGACCATAATCAGGGGCGGTTTCTATCGCTAAGTGAGTACGCATAAACCTGTCGTATTCAGCAGGAAGTGTGATAGTGGTATCGAGGTCAGCAAAAGCGGTTATCTCTTTTAAAGAGGTCAAATGAAGGGTTAAATCAGTTCCAGGCTTGTAATCAAAATAAATCCTCCCAAGAGGATATTCTGGTTCGTAATACATCCGGCAAGGATAAGTTGATATGTCTTTTGTGTGAATAGAATTGTATTCCTGTAGCGTCATAAAATCTACTGAATGGTCAGAACCCGCACCATCACGATGAAACGCTGCAATAATCTGAATCGGTCTAACTGTGTCTAAATCACCGCCAGAACCTATGGTGTAACTTTGCTGAGAGGCAGAATAAGTTAGTTCCTCAGTTGTTCTAAATGGTTCAATCAACCCCTCACCCTTCCACGAGGCTAAAAGCTGATTTAACAGTTCAAGGCCATCAGCCGCCTGCTCAGCGGTCATGTCACGCCCACGACCAATCTTACCAATCGAGCGTAATGAGCCTTTTATTATGCTTCTCGCATTACTCATTTAGATATTACCGCTCTTTTTTTACGAGCAACCTTCTTAACAACAGGTTTTTCTGCTTTCTTTTCTTTAGGCGCGTCCTTTTCTTTTTGAGCAGCGATAATGTCCTTGCTCCACCCGTCAGGGTGATCTGTCCAACCTTCTGGACAAACGCCATCTTCAAATATCTTTCCAACACCGTCTTTATAAAACCATGCTCTCATATTTGTTCTCCAAATTAAGCACTTCCTTGTGCATCGTTATTTAAGCAAACGGAGTTGCTAATGTACCAACACCATGAATGTTTCCTGATATTCCCCAAGTTGTTGAGCTCAAGGCAGTTAACGTCAAGTGTGTTCCTACAAGACGACCCGTTACATCACTGTCGAGGTCACAGGATACAGTTGCCGCAATATCAGCAGCAAAACTGTCACCACCTTCAGCAACAGTTGTTGAGAACGAACCAACACCGCCACCGATAAAGGTAGTTGCCGCGTCAGTATCAATCGAGTAGGCGTTGCTTGTTCCTGCAACAGTTACCAGAAAGTCGAAGGTCATCCCCGCAACAGGAGCAGGAAGGGTATAAACGACACCGTCAGCCGCATCAAACAGACAAAGCGAACCAGACTGGTCTGCTGTGAGTTGATAAGCGGTTGTGGTATTACCAACACCCGAGATTACTTCTTTGTGGAATCCAGGCGCCACGCACCCTTCTCCCGTGTTTTTACCTAATTGCTCTAAAGCCATTATATTTCTCCTAACCCCAAATACGGGTTGCTAGTTCAGGATACAGTGTTTTCCACCCGTATAGTACATCGATTCTACACGGCATGGCATCATTGTTGATGTCATAGTCGCGTACAATACGCATTGATATACCTTCGTGTACCTGTCGTGAAGCGAAGTCCACACCATTCGGCATCAGAAGATCAGCTGAGCCCAGAGTAAACGCATCACGATGATACGCAAGGTTCTGAGGATAAGCAGTCGAGGCTGTACCAACTTCAGTAATTGCCGCATTGCTCGCAGGCAGCGCGTCAACGGTCTGGAATGCACCTGTTGAACGAATTGCAGGAGAAACAGCAATAGAAGTCGTACTGGTTGAAGTTACTACAGTGAACTGCTGCAATTTACCTGTAGACTGACGGTTCTGAGGATTTACAGAATTAACGCCAGCAATGGTAATTACATCACCTACTGCGTAAAGACCTGTACCCGTTCCAATGGTTAACGTGGTAGAAGTAGCCGTATCAGCCGCATCGGTAACAGCACCATTTAAAACATGAGCGCCATTATAAGTACCACAAGTATGAACGTTGACGTTCTGATCCATGTAGATTTCTTTGTAACCCAAAGTATCCATGCCCATCATACCTTTACGGTATTGAGCGGCCAGTTTACCACTGGACTGGAACAGACCTTTCAGGCCATTAACCATCGCTGAGTTAGCCGCAGGGTTCATAGCAAGACAACGCTCACCATCACGTGGGGTAGCCTGGTCATCCATGTACTCGTTTGCATCCAGAAGTACCGCAGCAGTCGCAGGGGTTGTACCCGGCGTACCAACGGAACTGAATACATCTTTATACAAGGCAAGACCATCAAGGTCAATCTTATTGGCAATGGTAGCCATAGCGGGTTTAAGGATACGGTCTGAGAAATCATCAATATCCAGAGTCAGTTCTTTGGAGGTGAAGTTCACATCAACACCGATCTGCTGATCTAAAGTCAGATCAACTTTGGTTTCAGTGTGATCCTGAACATCAAGTGTTGCACCACTACGAATAGTGTAACGTGCGGGTTTACGAACGCGAAGGGTGTCGCCAATCTTTGCGCCATCATTGGCGAAAGACGAGTCGTATTCTTTATTGGTGTTTCGGGAAAAGCCGAGGTTGTTCACCAGAACACGCAAACCTTCACGAGTGATTTGATCAATCGTTAAATTTATATTAGACATTAAAAGTCTCCATCATCGGGAAATGGGGCGTTATCACAACGCTCCGGTTATACCTTAACCGTATTGCTGTTTGTTACGATAAGCCGCATATTCAGCCATTGACATTTTATCGACATCAACGGTTTCTGTGCTTGTCGTCTCAACCGGCTTGACGGGTTCAGGCGCTTTTGTTGTTCGAGGTTTCGGCATATTTACCTTTGCCTCTATTTTGGCAAATTCTCTCGCCATGCCTATCTTGGACATACCATTGATGCGCTCTGCATCCTGTAGGTTATTTCCTAAATAGTAAGCAATGTCGGCAGCACCTTCAAATTCTTCCAGTACAGGTAGCATTTCGTTTGTTGCAAATGCCTTCTGCTCAAAATCATCATATTTTCCTTTGCCAACTGCTGTTAGTTCAGCAGCATAATCAGCAGAGGGGTCATATGACTCTCTTGGTGTCTGCTGTTTAACGCCATGATCTATAGCGGCTTTGATATAGTCGTCATAGTTATCATAGTCGTCAGCAACAGGTGGTTTACTTTGTACCGCCTTGGC